AACGCTGCATGGATACAATGAAGGGCGCATCCGACTATCAGCTAACGTTTGTCCCTTGGTCAGAAGACCCGCTTTGCTATTCTGATCCAGGCGCAGACTTCGAGCCGTCAACTGAGCGAGAAAACCCAATTTTCCCATCCGAATCGGAACTGATGGAGGTAAACGGCCTGACGCTTGGTCAGATTGCATGGCGCCGAAAGCGCATGGGCGGTCCACGCAACATCATTAAGTTTTCCCGTGAGTATCCGCTCACTGTTTCTGACTGCTTCGCCGCAATTGACGATAATGCGTTTATCTCGCCAATCGACGTGACGAGAAGCCGAAAAGCCAATATCAAGGCTCATGGCTCCATTGTCATTGGGGTTGACCCTGCATCTGGCGGTGGCGACAGATTTACAATTGCTGTTCGTCAGGGCCGAAAAGTGCACAAAATAACGCACCGCACCAAAGTAAAATTCAATGAGGGACTTGAGTTCATCAAAGCGATGATCGAGGACTGGAAGCCTGACCGTGTGTTTATTGACGCCGGCGGTGGCGGTAACGGTGATGCACTGTGTTCCGCACTGCGCGATGATCCGCGATATAGCGAAATTGTTCGCGGAGTTCTGTTTGGCGGTGTGAGCCAGCACAAGTTGCGTCGCCCCGACAAGCCAGGCCCACGCAACCGCAAGGCTGAGATGGCAATGCGCCTAAAGGATGCAATGGAGTCTCCAGAAGGGCTTGACCTTCCGGACGAGGAGGGAATCCAGTCTGACTTTTGCTCGGTTAAGGTCGAATATCTTAACCAAGAGGGCGACTACCAGCTTGTGCCTAAAAAGAAGCTGAAGACTCGATCCCACGACCTTTTCGATGCCGTAGGGTTGACTTATGCCGATGAGTTCGTTCAGCCGTTGCAACTTATTGAAGGCGGTGATATTAACTCTAGCATAGGTCGCACATACAGCCCAGCCGGCGTGCCGCCAAGCAATACAGGATGGATGGCCTAAATGCCGTTAAAAGACCAAAACGAAATTACTCTCGAAGGATTCGACAGTAAAGATGACTTCTGCAAGTGGGTTATGGAAACCCGGCAGAACGATCTTGACTTTGACCGCGAGAACCGTGACCGGGGCATTCAAGACACTCGCTATGCGGCTGGCTATCAGTGGCCGGCTGAAGACTACAAGTGGCGCGTTGACAACAATATTCCCGCCATGACCTTTAATCAGGTTCCATCACTACTTCGTCACCGCCTTGGTGCTCGTGCGCGTAAGGCAATCGGACCAAAGGTTACACCAGTCAATCCAGGTAAGCGTTATGACGGCATTGCTCAAATCCGCGAGGGATTGATCCGCAACGTCGAAATGAACAGCGATATCAAGGTTGTAGACGCAACAATCTCGCAGCAGCAGCTTATTGGCGGTATCGGCAACTACGAAGTAACCATCGAATACGCCAACAATGACGTGTTTGAGACGGATATTTTCATTCGCACGGATCAAAATAGCTGGAGCGTCATCTGGGATTCAATGTCCCAGGAGCCAACCGGCAAGGACGCGCGCCACGTAATGAAGGAAACCAACCTCACCCGCAAGGATTATGAGGCAATGTTCCCTGATTATCCGGTCGAAAGCATTGGTGAGAACCCGGCGCACACGCTGACAAATACAAGCGGCGTTATGGTCAACGGACAGTCCGATAACCTTCAGGGGTGGATTAACGAAGATACGGTTCGTATTGCTCTTGTATGGACAATGCATGAGCGCGACAAGACTTTGGCGTTGCTGACGAACGGCGATGTGGTAGATATTGGCGACACTCCACCGGAAGAGTACCAGACTGATCCAAACGAAGATGGTGATTTTGACACAGTAGTCAGAAACCAAAAAACCGGGGAATACAAATCCCGCGTTGCGAAGTGCAAGTACGCTAGAGGCGTTCTGACGAACGGCTCTGACATACTTGGCGAGCCATACGAAATGGAAGTAGATCGCGTTCCACTCGTTCGCGTTCCGGCCTGGTGCATCTATACCGGAGACCGCATGGAGCGGTTTGGTATGATTTACAATGCCCGCGACGCGCTGACGTTCTATAATTACGTCAAATCTGACCGGATTGAGCGCATTGTGTTCCGCAACCGTGCGCAGTACGAAGCGCAGGAAGACGCGCTTTCGGCTGAGCAGGAAAAGCAGTACAAGAATGCTCACCGCCTTCGTGGTGGAGTTCTGAAGTATCGCGGGCCAGCACCAATGCAGATTTCGCCACCGCCTGTTGACCAAGCCGCCATCATCGAAACTGAAGCAGCACAACAGTCTATCAATGATATCTTTGACATTCGGCCAGGCTTGGCCAGTGGTATGGGGGCGCCTTCCGGCATTTCCCTTGAACACCAAATGGATATCACCGACACGGGCGGACTCATTTACGATGAAACGATGGAAGCCGCCAAGCGCGAAGTATATCGTCTCATTAACCAGCTTATCCCATACGTCTATGACGCACCACGCATCATCAAGATCGTTGGCGAGGACGGAAAGATCAAAGAGGCAATTCTCAATGATCCAGAGAACCCGGAAAGCATTGACATTACGCTTGGCAAGTATTCTGTAGACACTGCTACCGGACCAAGCGCAGCAACCCAGCGCGTGCAGGCAATCGACTTCTATCAGACAATGTTCAACGCCAACCCGGAACTGATGGGTCTGGTTGCGCCAGAACTGATCGAATTGCTAAACGTCCCCGGAACAGAGAAGCTTTCCAAGGCGCTTCGTGAGCGCACCGGAACTGGCCAAGAGGAAGACTTGACGCCAGAGGAGCAGGCCGCGATGGCCGCCGAAGCTGAAAAGCAGGCGGCACTAGAAGAAAAAATGGTCATGCTTCAAATGCGTAGCGCCGAACTTGACGTTGAAAAGAAGCAGGCCGAGACTGAAGCCAGACTTGCTGACGTTCAACAAAAACTTGCAACCGCCGAATCTGAGCGCGCCCAATCACAGGAGCGTTTGTCCAAAGCAGAGCAAGACAGAATCACCAGTACAGCTAAGATTCTAGAGATGGAATCCAAGATGGAACTGTTGGCCGCTCAGACAGAAAAAGTTCTGGCGGAAATTCAGAAGATTAATGCAACTCCAATTCCAAACCCAACCGGAGGTACTACGGAATGACTATTGAGAACACACCAGACGAAAGCGAATTTATCGTTCCCGCAGACAATGAAGTTATTGAGGGGGCGGAGGCAAGTCTGACCCCAGCCGATGACGTTGAAATCAAAGAGGACGATGATGACAGCGAAGGCGTTGTTGAAAGCGCAGAGCAGATTGCGGCCAACAAGGCGGCAGCTAAGGAAGCCTTTAAGCGCAGAAAAGCGGAGCGTGAGAGTTTTGCATCGCAAAGCCGCATCCAGGAACTCGAGAATCAGGTCCGCGCGCTTGCAAGCAGCAAGTCTCCAGAAAACAAGGAAGCGGTTGCAGCCGCACCAAAGAAGCCAAATCCGGCTGATTTTGACCTTGGCCGTTGGGACGAGAAGTATGAAGCGGCTCTTAGCGACTGGATGGATCATCGAGACGACTTTATTCTAAAGCAGGCCGAGGAGCGAGCATCCAGCGCAACTCGCGAACTAGGCGAGTCTGCAAGGCGGCAGCGCGAGAATGCTGACCTTGAGTCCGTCGGAAATGATGTTGGAAAAAGGGGTATTGACAAATACTCTGACTTCCAAGATACTGTTCAGGACGCTCTAGAAGCGATGCCGCCTGCACCGGAGGCTCTAAAACATTTAGTGCGACTATCGAATGCGGAAGACGTATTCTATCACCTAGCGCAAAATCCTGACGCGCTGGAGAGTATCACGGACCTCGATCCGATGGGCCAAGCCCTTGAATTTGGTAAAATCTCGGCTCGGCTGGCCGCAAAGTCCAAAGTGGCTTCGCAGACAACCAAGGCTAAACCATCACCCCAGCAGCCTCGCGGAACTGGCGGCAAGTTCACTTCGGACGCTGACGCCAATTACGAGAAGCTTCTAAAATCAAACAACAACCCGTGGAATTAAAATACAATGGCTAACAACTATCCTCAACTGGCTCTCGTCACCGACGCTATCGCCGCATCAATGGAAAACACGCTTGTCGCGTCCAAACTGATGCGCTGGATGGATCGTGGTTCGAGCAAGATTGGCCCGCTCAACCGCTTCCAGGTTATCGAGCGCGTCTCCCCTCGCTACAACAGCCGCCGCACAACTGGTAACGTGGCTGACCTTTCCGCTGGCAAGCAGGACACTGTTGCAGGTGCCGAAATCTTCCAGCTTAACTCGCTGATTGGCTATGACTTCTTCGACGAAGACTTCAGCCGCGTTCGCGATCTTGACATGGCAATGAAAGACGAGCGCCTTAAGGCAATCGGTCGCAATGCTGGTGAAGACGTTGACGCAGACGTGCTTTCTTTCACTGCACGCGCAGGTAACAACCAAACTGGTGTTTCCGGTAACGCAGTGAACTCCATCGAAGCACTTCAGGCCGGATATGTCCGCCTGAAAGAAGAAGGCGTTGCAGACGGCACTATGTTTGCGGTTCTTTCCTATAGCGACTACCCAGCCCTGTCGAAGTATCTCCTTGAGACTACGACTGCCAACCGTGGCACGCAGGAAACCATTCTCGGTACGCTTTCGGGCGCCGTGAAAGACCTGCTTGGCATGAAGGTGATGTTCACCCAACAGCTTCCTGTTCAGGTTGCTGGCACACGCACCAACGGCACTGTCGATGGCGCTTCGCAGAACGTGAACTACCGTGCCGTTGCTCAGTCCCAGACGACTAACGGCAACTTCCTGACCCAGACGTTTAACCTGGCAGGACTTGGCGCTAACGCAACCATCGAAGACGGCGCAATCTTTACGATTGCCGGCGTTAACGCATGGGATAACCGCAAGGGTGCCAGCATTGGCCGCCTTCAGCAGTTCCGCGTTGTTGGAGCAGTAACCGCAGACGGCACGGGTGACGCGGAAGTTCGCATCTACCCAGCCATCGTTGTGCAAGACCCGTCTTCGCCAATTGGTGAT